GTACGTTTGATCTGTGTTAAACTCGAAAGGTATCAGGCGCGTTTTCTTCGAGCTCGTTTTGACTTCGGCTACGTAATACGTTCCCGGCCGGCGCACGGCACCGCCATGCGGATGCACCATAAAATTGGTCAGCGTTGTGCAGCCGTTAAAATATTTTGCGAGATCCGTTCTTCCATCGAGCCGGCTACTTAACCGGCCGGCGGTGAAGTTAGAAAACGCTACAGACGCTCTAGCCATTACAGACGTATCGTTGTGAAGTTATCGGATACAAGCTCCTCGGGTGTGCCTTCAGTGGCATCAGCAAACCGAGCTTCGCTTAGTTTCATAAGGTACAAATTCCACAGGCTCTCAGTGAACCCGTTGGAGTTCGTCATCGTGTATGCAATCTCGTGCGCCATGCGCGCCGAAATGGTCTCTGTGAGAAGGGCATCGTATTCGTTCGCATCAGTAACTCGAGCCAGATAGCGCAGGTTGATCGTACCCTCGTCAGTCAAAAGCTTGCGGCCCTCGATGACATACGTCACGCCTGAGCTGACCTCGCCCTCAACGTCTAACACGCGCAGACAAAATGGATCAGTCGGTAACTGGTATTGTTTGGTATATTCGTATGAAGGGGCATCCGATAACGCGGACAATGCTGCACGGCGAATGAGACAGTTCCAGGGGTGAGCCCGGAACACGCTGTCGCGGACAAACTCATAGCGTTGGTTGCACACACGGCCGGCTTTGGAGTCCTCAGTCAAACTTATGATGTTGGACGCACCGATCATGTTCAGCGCTGAGTTACAAATATCAACGTCAGATGCCATCTTAAATTCCTAAAGAAGAAAGGGGGGCCAGAGGCCCCCCAATCCGGTTAGCTTACCACGTAGTGGATGATGAAGGAGAGATCTCCCTCAGTGCCACCCGCGGCCGCCATCGTCACAGCGATGTAGTAGTACCCGCCAGGGTCAACAGACGCACCGGCGATCTCCCACATTTTCTTTCCAACAGTATTAATGTTGGAAGCTTCGTGACGAACGTCAGCCATCGCACCAGCGTCAGCAACTGTCGTGGCGAAGACATCTTCGTCAACTACAGTTCCATCGGACTGATAGATACCGACATTGAAGGTGTTAGATCCACCAAGCGTATCCGAGCCGATAAAGATGTGCGGCACGGTTGCATTGGATGGAACTGGGGCAAGCATCAGAATGTCATTGTCATCTGAGTCACCCGCTGCAACGACCACGGTTCCTTGTGCGACACGCATCACGCCATGTAGCAAAGCAACATCGTTCATTGCTGGAGGGCTGGCTTCAAAATTTGTAACCAGCGTGGAATTAGCTGTTCCCATTTTTCATCCCTCCTTATGCGGACTCATCAATATCCAACTGCACTACCTTCTCTTCTTCCATTCTGGTGCTACCTATGGACATGCAATAGTACACTTGCGTTGAATATGATTTGTCTGAACGCTCATCGATCCGAGCGGTTACATCTTTACCAACTGCCAACATGAGGCCATCGCCTTGGAAGGCAAAGCAGGTGCGGATGTTGCCCGATTTCGCTAAGCGGGTTGAAGTATGGAAGCGGAACCCGAGATAGGAATCCAGGCTTCCTTGAACTAACGCTTTCACCGTGTTGAAGTCGCTCGATTTTACCTCAGTGGTATTCAAGAGGTCTTGGAGTCCAATCGGTGAAATGACGATGTGGCGATTATCTTCATCGACATCTGCCGAATCCATAATCTCCTTGGCGCTGAGTAGTTTCGCCAACGTCAAACCAGTACCGCCATTAGCAATTTGGTTGGCAGCGAGCATAGAGGTGCTCGTGCTTCCCGCCTTGCCGGTGCTTGCGGAACCAGTAGCTGCCGCGATGATCACATCATCGATACTGCGCGCCATTGCGGCCGCAGCGGCACGAGCATAGGTGCTCGTCGGATCAATCAACATGGACACTTTGTCGCTATCGTCCACGAGATCTGCCCACTCGTACGTAGTCATCGTCACCATTCTGCGAGAGTGCGGTGTTTCCATCAAAGGGGTGTCGGAGTGACGGCTCGTCTTTGCGACTGCCGCTGCTTTCCCGATTTGATCGAAAAACGCCTTTTCGCCGGTGACAGATTCCTCACGTACTGCTGAGCGGAGTTTAGAGCCCTTTTGCTGAGCAAGTAAGTAGACGTTGCTACTAAACTGCTGGCTAAAGGCTGTGGTGATTTGTGTAGACACAGGTCACCTTCCTTCCGTTTCAAAAGTTGATGAGAAAATTTAATTGACCGGCTACCCCATGCGGGACCGCGTCTACATTTCGCGTCTGATAGACGGCGTTAGCTCGCCAGCTTTTGGACCCTCACGGGCTACCCGGCTTCGGGATACATGAAGCCATAAAGTCGGGATCGCTCTTGCACAAAGAACTCATGTTGTGGGTGAGCTCGATCCCAAAGCGGACCATCTGGCCGCTCTATCTCAGTAAGTTTTGTTCGCGCCTCATCGGGAGACATAGCGCCAGGAGTTTTCTCTATTCCTATAAGCTCATCTTCCGAAACGCGCTCTTGAATAAAATTTGAAATATTCACAAATGTTTTTATGAACTCCGGATGGTCACCTAGCCGGCTGCCGTCCGCTAAAATCATGTTGTCAATATTTTCCGATAACTCCGGGCCAAACTGCTCGAGCAAGGCTCCAGCATTTTCTATATTGTCCTCGAACTTAGCCCCAAATTCTTTTTGCAACACAGCCTGTGTTTCTTGGTGCGCTGCTTCCATCACACCTTCTATATTTTCGGTCTGACTCGATGCCATTTCATTGTAGGCCGTCACGAGCTGTTGCGCTTGCGCGTTGTTCAACCCGATGTCATGCGCCGTGCTCTGGAACCAATTAAGCATTCCATCATCTGCGCTCTCGCCAGCATCGATGTTGTAGCTGTCAGCATCTTCTGGCCGGCCAAGCCGATCATACACCGCGGCCCAATCTTCCGCGGACGCATGTTCGCCCGGTAAAACCACTTTGTCTTTGCCGATCATGCTCGAGGCATTCACGTATGCCTTAGCTAAGTTTTCGACATCTTGTATCGGCTGCAACGCCGAATGCTCCCGTAAGTCCTCGGGCAAGCTTGCCCTAAAATCAGAGACTTCCTCAGACGGAGCTGCCGGTTCAACCGACTCCGCTACCTGTTCGTCCACCTTTACTCTCCTTCTGCTTGTTGCGGTAAATCTTTCATCATCTGTTCGATGAATAATATGGTTGCACGTTGCCCCTCATTGTAAGCCGTCCGATAAGGGTCGTTATCAAACGAGGGTACGTAACAATGGCACCGGCTCTTGAGATCCTCGAGAATCCGCACACCATTGTCTGTTTCAAACAGCTCGCGATAGGCCAGCCGTAATCCTTCGCGATCCTGTTCGAGGGCCGCTAGTTGCTCCTGTTCGTCCATGTCCTAAAATCCCGCTTGGTTTCCTTGCTGTAGAACCTTCATAGCCGGCGCAGCCGCGCCCATCGCTTCAGCCGTTTGCAGCGCTTCCATCTGTTGCATCTGCGCTTGCTCAGCTTCCGCTCGCTGTTCGCGTTTCGCCATCACCTGAGCCTCACCCTGGCTCACCCGAGCCGGCACATGCAGAACACCCAGGAGGTGACGCACAAGGCCATCAAAATCGACATGATCAAATACTGATGGATCTATAGATGCTGCCGGCGACATGATCTCAAACATGCGCATGATGGCTTGCAGGTCGTTCTGCCGCTGAGCTCGCGCTAGAGGCGACACATATTCGATCTCAATATCCATATCTGCAATTGCTGGCGGTGGCGCGGGGAACCTGTTCTGCCGCACCATTATATTAAACGCCCGGTCAATCATGGGCTGTAGCAGCTCGGCTTGTAGCCGTCCTAATACTGGACCCAATAGACGCATCTTCTCTTCCGTTCGCTGCACGACCTCTGTCGCTGTCATTTGCGGACCCGTGCCGAGCACGAGCTGGTCAACATAGTATGCAGCTCGGATAGCTTGCCGGCGCTGTTCCTCGAGGTTTAACCCGAGCGGATTGTTTGCGTTGATATTCAACGGCTCTATCCGATCACGGGTGCCTGATCGATAGAAGTTTAAACCGCCGGGAT